ACAGAATATCGATACCGAAAGACTACCGGCGCTGTTTCGTTCTTCGTTTGCCTGCAGGTCATAGTTGTAAGTTACCATAGGGTACTGCGTTTCACCGCCCCACCCTTCCTGTTCGTCGCCCGGTGCTTCCGGACTAAAAACAGCAGGCACACCGTTGTAGGTTGTAAGCCTCTCTGCGAGTGCTGCCGTACTGACGAACCTTTTCTGAATCAGTTCTTCCAGCTTCACTCTGTCACTCCTTCCTTAGTGTCCTGCTTTTCGATGCCGTAGGTCTTGACCTCCGACATATCGTGTGAATATCGGATTTCCCACTGAGCGTCTACCGCTTCATCAATGGGAATCCGAAAGTGATTAGTTACATTGCCGATACCCGGATGATACTGGACGATCAGCTCCTTCTCGGTGGCTGATGTTACAAATCCGGCTTTACCTTCCGGCCATGTGCGATGCTTGCCATAGACCAAATCGCCCCTGGCAATCTCGCTCAAATCGAAGGTTGCTATCGGCTGTTCTACTACCAGTGCCATATATCATGCCTCCTTAGCCATACGGCTCCTTGTAAATTTTCTCAATTTCCGGGGTTGCCTTCTCCTTGATCTTGTCTACGAATGGCCTTGCTGCCATTTTCTTCGTTCCGTTTTCAAGGTAGCCAGCATACTTCTCTTGGCTTTCCAGCTCTGCAATGATTTGGACTCCGCCACCAGCGGTACTGCCTTCGCTCTTTACCTGGCCATTCCAGTGCATACGGAGATTTCCTGTACGTCTTGCCGGTGGTTCTCCTGGTGCCGAAGCTGTGTAGGTCGCTTTGCTGTGCGGCTTGCGATATGTTCGCCCGCTTCTCTGACCTTTTAGCACTTCCAGCTCTGCGTTTCTCATAGCATTCACTGCCCTAACGCCCCTGGCTACGACTTGCCGGTTGATTTTGGCTACCTGTCCTTTGACTGTTGCCCTTATGGCACTTCCTGCGCTCCCTGCTTTTCCATCGTTCCACAGTTTCACTTGACATCCTTCCTTTCCTCAGCGTAGTAGATTGTGGATATACCCAAACTACCTACCTCGTCCAGGTCGATGATGTAAAACGTGCGATTCCCAAGTATGAGTTTATCGGACTTCTTTGCTTCCGGACTGCCTGCCTGCACAATCGTATGGGTGCAAACACGGTCTCTCGTTGAATGAGATTCCTTCTGTTCCTTCGTGGACTCGGCAAGACATCCTCTGATAATCTTTGAACCGTCTCCCTCCGGGGCGTTTGCTACCCTTCCGCTTGCTGTTACAACCTGCGTATTTGACTCGACAACAAAATCCTTGAATAGGTTTCCCGGCCTTAAATACATAAATCTCGCATTTATCATCCGTTCCACACCCTCTCGTTTTCGTGCATTCCGGTATGGAAGTAAGGCGGACCATCTACCCCATTCCCAAACCGTGGCACTGACACTGATTCTGCCTTGACCTCTTTTTTCAGCTTGTCGTAATCTTCTTTCCAAAGTTTCGCTCTGCCGTTCATATCCAGGCTGAGAGGACCGGTCTTTGTGTTGACCTCATACGCAAAACGGCGGCACAAACTTTCAAGGAGCATCAGCTTCGCTCGCTTCCACTTTTTCGGGTATGCGTCGATTGCCGCTTGTATCTCATCGTCGGTCAATGCCGTCGTATCTGCCAGGCCCTCTACCATCGTGTCTCCAAGCTCAAACCTCATACGGTCTTTGCCAAACTCTGTGATGTTTCCCGGCTCATATGTGTATGCACCTTTTGGCATTAGGTATCAGCTCCCTCCGTATTGCTGTCTGTGGTTGCGTTACCGCCTGTAGATTTGTTTGGATTACCTTCGGCGGAGAATAAGGTGTCGTGCTGTTTCTGAGCCGCTTTTTTAACCGTAGCACGTGTTTCTAATGCGTGAAGTAAAATCAGAACGCTATCTGACTGTACGCTGGTTACTGCCTTTGCACCGTCGTCTGCATTCATCTGCAGTACATCTACCACAGACTGAATATCCTCCGCGCTGCAGGAAACCGCCGTCACATTGTCACCCTCGCCCTTGACTGTCACGGTAAAACCGGCATTGTCGGAGTCGAACGGTTCAAGCTCTGCGACTGCGGACTTGATCATTTCATCCACCTGCTCCTGTGTAAAGCCTTTGTCTGCATTGGCGACTGCATCGGCAATCATCTCATCCACCTGCTCCTGCGAATAAAGGGCACCGGACTGTTCCGGTACCCCTGCTTCGTCATTTGCGGCTGAGATTACGCCGAGCTTTTCTTCTCTCTCGATGTTTACCACGAGTTCTGCCGGGATTTCATCCCCAATGAAGAATTTTTTGCCGCCATAACTGCAAGGCTTCTTTGCAATTAATCTCATGGCGAAACCTCCTTACACTGCGTCGTAACCGAAGAATGCAAGATCATCTGCAGTTTTCTTCATGTCGTAAGCCATAAGACCCTCGACAAACTCAGAATGTGTTCCAGCCTCGCCCGGGTAGTTGAGTACCGGAAGTAAGATGCCGTTCTCTAACATATCCCAAGTGAAGATGTAACCTGCAGAAGGCTCCTCGATGGAAGGTGTATCTGTTGCATACGCTAACAGGAATGAGTTAGGATCGCCGATGAACTGCATATTTGCAGCCTGGCCTAAACCGGCTTTGTTCTGCACGGTCTGATCGATAACAATTCTGTCAACTCCGAAGAGCTGTGCAAGCACATTCTCGGTAACATTTGCAGGATTTGCAGTTGTACCGCCAAACTTCACTCTTTCGAGGATCGCAGGGTGTACCTTCAACGCATTAAATACGTTGATGCCGAGTCCTAATCTGTTAGGAGTACGTCCGGTTGCCTGTCTCATGGCGGTTTTCTTTGCGTCGAAGAATGCAATAGGATCGCTGTTGCCGTTGCTGAACTTGATAAATTCATTTCCGGAAACAGCTGTATCATCCTTGCCCTGTCCTTCATTCGCCCATACTCCCTGCTTCATAAAGGACTTGGAGAAATCCGAATCCTGGTGGATGTTTGCCTGTGCTGCCATAACCTTAGTTCTCTGCTTGCGAGGGTCTGCAGTACGAGGTCCCTGTCGGCGATTAAGGTCAGTCTGACGAATGGAGTCGATACCCATAATCATCTGATCTACTGTACAAGCATAGGTCTCTGTGTGTTCAGAGATTACTGCAGGGTCAACCTTGCCGTATGCAGGCTTTCTCTGCCAGTTATCACGTAACAGATCCTCTTTGTCGAATACATAATAGTTGTCAGAGGATAACCCTACCGGGCAAACCGGGAACATATTCTTTGCAAGGGTTGTTGAATCCTGCTGATAATAAGCCAGCGCCATAGTAGAAAGCGCTGTGTGTGGTCTGAAAGCACCCTTGGCAATGTCTGCCTGGATGCTCTTTGCTGTTCTTTTCATTTACCATTTTCCTCCTTCTTTATTTTGCGGCGTTCTTCTGATACTTGGAAATCTGAACTCTCACGTAGTCATTCTCAGCCGCATTGCTAAGTGCCACGCCGATCACATAATCTCCGTCAGCTGCCTTTGTTGCTTTTCCTGCTGTTGCAGTTACCTCTTCGCCCTTCTTGATGGCTCCGCCAGCAAGAATGTAGCCGATGTCCTTAATCTGAACATCTACCTGGTCGCCCTTTGCAACCTTTCCGGACTCTGCTCCGGAGATGTCGTTATAGCCTGCCTCAATAATTGCAATGCCTACGATAGGTGCTGTGCCGTCGGTTGCTACGACTACATCTCCATTCTCGTCATATTTGAGAATGAGGTTTCTCACATCGTCGATAGCAGCACCGGCCTGCTCTGCGATTGTCACAGACTGGTTAATCTGTGAGCCGTTGAAGTTTCTCTTTGCCATGGTCTTTTCCTCCTTCCTTAAAATCCTTCCTCAGCGTCGTATGCGTCCATAAGGTCCGGGTTATCTTCCCAAGCCTTAGCCAGCGCATCCGTATAGCTCATGGAAGGTTCTTTCTGCATATAGCTCTTGGCGATACCTTCGATCTTGCCCTCTGCATCACTTACGTGCACAGAGCCGTGGCCGGACTTGCCTACCTCGGAAAAAACGCCGGACTTGTTGACCGCTTCCACGGTGGCATCAAGAACGGCGATCATATCGTTGTATGCAGTTCCACCGGTAGCTCTGAGAGATTTGAGCATAGGTACAAGCTCCTCTTTCTTCTTGCCGATGATTTCATACTTGCCTGCTACGGCTTCAAGTTCTCTGTTCTCAGCATCCTCACGGAACTTTCTGAGTGCTTCGATTTCTGCCTTAACAGCAGGATTGAGTCCCTTGTAGATGTCCTCGCCATCTGCAGGTGTTTCCTGGTTCTGCTCAGGCTTCTCAACAGACTTTGTTACCGCAGGTTTTCCCTCCGGAGTCTGCTCTGTCTGAGCCGGGTCGTCTGCCACGCCGTATCTCTTCTCAATATCTTCGAGAATGAGAAGCTCAGCCTGGGTCATTTTGCTCTTGTCGATCTTCATATCTTCGTTGTCTCCTTTCGACTGTTTCTTTTTGCCCTGGTCCTTTTTGTCCTCTGTGTCTACCTCCGGATCGTCTCCTTCTCCGGCAGGCTTTCCAGCGGCGGTCTGTGCCTTCTCGATGTTGTCATTCAGCCTTGCAGCCGCAGACTTCATCATTGCCAGGTCACTCTCCGTCACCTCGTCACTCTTTACGATGTTGATTACCTTTCCGC